ACTCAGTATACTAATAAATTAGTGGGGCTTCGGCCCCACATGTTCTTGATTAAGGAGGGAACATGGCAGATACAGTAACAGGACCAACAATACTACAACAAAACGATAACAGAGTTGTTATCAAAATAGTTGTACAATCAGACGGATCAGGTAGCACAACAGTTATGGGCGATGTTTCAGCATTAGATGCTAGAAAAGATGGCACAGCTGTAGCACATTTAGGTTTACTCAGAGTTTGGTATTCTTGTCAAGGTGGCGATGGGGGTAACTCTTTTGCACGTTTAGATGAAGAAGATTCAGATGGAGATATTCCTATAATTGGATTAACAGGCGCAGCATATTGGGATTTTAGAGAGTTTGGTGGAATACCAGCAGATAAATCTAGTAACAGTAATCAAAGCGATGTAAATTTTGTTATACCTAGCACAGCTGATTCAGGCAACATGTACACAGTTATAGCAGAGTTTCAAAAAATATATTAGGAGTAACATATGCCTACATACTCAGGTACTAACGCATTTACTCTTACAATAGAAGAGGTTATAGCAGAATCATATGAACGATGTGGTTTGTTTGTAAGATCTGGTTATGACTTAAAAACATCTAGAAGAAGTTTAAATTTACTTTTTGCTGAATGGGCAAACAGAGGCCTTAATCTTTGGACAATAGAACAAAGAACAAAGACTCTTACTGCTGGTACATCGTCTTATGACTTAGACACAGATTTAGTTGATATATTATCTGCCGTAGTAACTGAAGCTAGTGACACCACAGTTGACAGACAAATAGAAAGAATTAGTAGAGCAGAGTATTTAAACATTTCTAAAAAATCTACCTCAGGTTCACCTACACAATTTTATATTGAGAGAACTATAACACCTAAATTATATGTGTATCCAACACCTGACTCTGCTGACACTTTTAAATATTATGCGATGAGTAGAATACAAGATGCAGGATCTTATACAAACAACCCTGAAATACCTTTTAGATTTTTACCATGTTTAGTATCTGGTTTAGCTTACTATATTGCTATGAAAAAAGCACCCGATAGAATAGGGTTATTAAAACAAGTTTATGAAGATGAGTGGATGAGAGCATCATCAGAAGATAGTACAAGATCAGGTATTAAAATTGTACCTGATATAGGAGTAATATAATGGCAAGAGCTAGTGGTAAATATTCTAAAGCTATATCAGATAGAAGTGGTTTTGCTTTTCCATATTCAGAAATGATTAAAGAGCACGATGGTGTGCTTGTACACAAATCAGAGTTTGAACCAGAACATCCACAAGAAGATAATCCTGCTACACATAGAGCAGATGCAGAAGCTCTAAAAGATGCTAGACCTGACAGGTCAGAGCCTGTACAAGTTATAGTAGGTACAAAAACTTTTTTTGATCAAAACAATACAATGTCACCACAAAAACAAAAAACAATTATAATGAAAGCATCAGTTAGTGGTGTAACCGTGAGTGTATCATGACAACATATTCAGAATTAGTAACACAAATTAGAGATTATACAGAGGTAAGTACAGATGTTTTATCTGATACAATTGTAAATGATTTTATAGAACATACAGAAAACAGAATATTTAGAGACGTAGACATCGATGTATTTAAATCTAATCAAACTGCAAACTTAACAGCAAACAATCCTTTTGTATCATTACCAGGAGGATCAGCACCTGACCCCACATCTTTAGGTACAATAAGAACTATGCATATTTTTCCAGCATCTGGAACACCGACAAGAACGATGTTAGAACAAAGAGATGTATCTTTCATGACAGAATATGCACCAGATAGAACAGCAACTGCTACACCAGTGTACTGGGCTTGGTGGGATCATAACTCATTAATAGTTGCACCTACACCAGATCTTGCATATAATGTAGAACTGGGAATCACAAGATTACCAACAAGATTGTCTAGTACAAATACAAGTTCTTGGATTGGCAGTAATGCACCAAGTGCTTTATTATACGGATGTCTTGCCGAAGCCTTTAAGTTTTTAAAAGGCCCAGCAGAAATGCTGCAATTATACGAACAATCATATCAACGATCAATACAAGAGTTAGCTATAGAGCAACAAGGTAGACATCGTAGAGATGAGTATATGCACGGGGCAATAAGATTGCCTATTAAATCAACAAGTCCATAAGGAGGATAAAAAATGGCAATAACACAAGCTGTGTGCACTAGTTTTAAACAAGAACTTTTAACTGGCACTCATAACTTTACAGCAACATCAGGTGATACCTTTAAGATTGCATTGTATACAAGTTCAGCTTCTTTAGATGCTTCGACTACTGCTTTCAGTACGTCTAACGAAGTATCTGATTCAGGAACTTACAGCTCTGGTGGTGGGACATTAACAAGTGTTACTCCAACTACATCTGGTACAACTGCTATTTGTGATTTTTCAGACATATCTTTTACTTCTGCAACTATAACAGCAAGAGGAGCTTTAATTTATAATAGTAGTGACTCTAACAAAGCTGTAGCAGTTTTAGATTTTGGTGGAGATAAAACATCTACAAGTGGTACATTCACAATACAGTTTCCAACTGCTGACGCTAGTAACGCTATATTGAGATTAGCATAGGAGAAAATTAAATGGCATTAGTCATTAATGATAGAGTAAAAGAAACAACAACAACTACAGGAACTGGTGCAGTTTCTTTAGCTGGTGCAGTCACTGGCTTTGAAACTTTTGCAGCTGGCATTGGTAATTCAAATACGGTTTATTATTGTATTGCACATCAAGACCAGGCAGAGTTTGAGGTAGGCCTTGGAACTTTGGATGGTGACAGTTCTGATCTAACAAGAACTACAGTCATATCTAGTTCTAATAGTGATAGTGCCGTAAACTTTAGTTCTGGCACTAAAGATGTTTTCTGTACTTTACCAGCTAGTAAATTAATATTTGAAGATGGTAGTAATAATGTAGCATTTGGTGGTGCTATTACTGGAATAACAAATCTTACAGCATCAGGAGAGCTAGATGCAGCTACTTTAGATATTTCTGGAGATGCTGACATTGATGGCACATTAGAGGCAGATGCAATAACTATAAATGGTGCTACATTTGACGAAACAGTAACAGATCTTGTAGGAGGCATGGTTAGTTCCAATACAGAAACAGGAATAAGTGTAACTTTCGATGATTCTGATAATACAATAGATTTTGCACTATCTGCAGCACAAACAACAATTACATCTTTATTAGCTACAGATATAAAAATTGGTGAAGATGATCAAACAAAAATAGATTTTGAAACTGCTGATGAGATACATTTTTATGCTGCAAACGCAGAACAAGTGTTTGTATCTGATGGGGTATTAGGTCCACAAACAGACAGTGATGTTGACCTTGGTACAAACTCTGTAAGATTTAAAGATGCCTATGTAGATTCCGTTACAGTGACAGGTGATGTAAGTGTAGGAGATGATTTGACTGTTGAAGGTGGTGTTGTAGATGTTAAAAACACAGGAGCACAGTCACAAGTTAGATTTTATTGTGAATCATCAAACGCTCACTACGCAGCTATTCAAGCTCCTGCTCACTCTGCTTTTTCCGGTAATACAACATTAACATTACCAGCAGTGACAGATACAATAGCAGGTATAGCAGCAACACAAACTTTAACAAACAAATCAATAGATTCAGATAACAACACAATTACAAACATTGTAAACGCAGACATTAAATCAAGTGCTGCGATTGCAGATTCAAAATTAGCTACAATATCAACAGCAGGTAAAGTAGCATTAACAGCATTAGAGATTGATGGTGGATCTGACATAGGTGCAGATTTAACAACATCAGATTTAATAATAGTGGATGATGGTGCCGGTGGTACGAATAAAAAGGCAGCATTATCTAGAGTAGTAACATTAATGACAGCTCAAGGATTTGTAACAGATGATCCTACAGCTTTAGCAATAGCATTAGGATAGGAGGATAGATGGCAAATACTTTTAAATTAGTAACAAAAGCAAATGTAACAAGTGCTGATGTTATTTACACAGTAGCAGGTTCTACAACAACTGTAGTTCTTGGTATTATGATAGGTAACACAACAACTAGTCAAATTACAGCCACAATCAGTTTAGCTTCAGATACTTCTAGCAGATCAGGTGCAAACAACGAAGCCAATCAAACGGTTGAACTTGTTACTAATGCACCTATTCCTGTTGGTGGTACACTTGAGTTAATGGCTGGTAATAAACTAACTATGGAAGCTACAGATACATTGTCTTTGACAGCATCTGGATCAGCAGACATAGCTATATCAATTATGGAGATAACCTAGAATGGCATACGTTGGTACACCTATAGATACAACCAATCAGTT